CCCACTCAACAATTTTATTAATTTTTTTCTGATTAATTTTTTTATTGATATTATGAAATTGTAATATTGTTTCGTTTAGATAATCATTTACAATTGAAATATCTAAACCTTTTTTTGTTTTTAATTCATCATATAACCAATACATTTTGGCTAACTCCTTATTTTCCAAAATTAAAGAGTTAAAAATTTTAAGGTTATTTTTAAAACTTTCTTTATTTTTGTAAGATTCTAGTAAAATCCTATCTATTTTCGATTTAAGAATACCAAATTTGTTCATATTGTTTTTTATAATAAATATTATTCTTTTAGAAGTTTACTCAATTGTGATTCCATTTCCCCCAAAAAATTCTTTCCTTTTGATAAATCAATCAATGAAACCTCATCGAAAAAATTTTCATTTTCCAATAAAATATTCATACCATCCCTAGTATTGTTAAACCCTTCACCCATTGCACCTGGAGGTGGTGCTGGCATTTCCCCACCTTCCATTCCACCCGCTGGTGGTGTTGCTGGCGCCGCACCGCTTGAAGTACTTCCTGATTGTTGTGTATATAATTTATCTACATTATCAAATAAACCTGTATTAGTTATAATTGTTGCGGTATTAGTTAATTCAGCCCCAATAGCCTTTTCAATCCTTTGTTGTTGTAAATCTAATTTAATTTCTTCATCGGAGAATCCCATAACATGTTTCTTTGCCCAAGTAACAGAAGTTGGGGAAATACCTTCAACCGCAGTAACACATTCTTTATAAAGAGCAACTTTTTCTTTCCAAATATCAATTTTTAATAAATCTGCTTGACTTGATGGGTTTGTTAAAGATAAAGTGAAATTAGATAATTCGTCTTCAAAACCTAATAAGAATAAATGTATGATTGCTATTTTATTCATTTCAGCAACCATAGATTTCTGTATTCTATTAATAGTTCTGGCAAAACGAATATCAATCAAAGATAAATTCTTCCCATCTCCAACTGGTTCTTCAAAACCTAAGAAAGCTTTTGGTACACGTAATGCAGTTAATAGTTTCTTTTGGATATATTCAATGTCCGCAATTTCACCTAAGTTTTGACCCCCAGGTAATGTATCGATTGGACTCGCCGCAGCAGCATCTCTAACTGGAATGAAATAATCTTGATCAACAGCCATTTGGTTGAATCTCATATCAACATTACCTGTTTGAGAATCAACTACTTGACTTCTTTTGAATTTGTTTGCAACACGTTGTACATATGGTTCAACATCTTTATCATCCATATTTCCAACGAATACTTTAAATACCCTTCTTTCTGGTGCTCTTGAGGTTCTATATATCAACATAGCATCCTCAGACAATAGTAATTGTTTCCAAATACGTCTGGCTTTTTCTAACATAGATGTTCCATAAGGAAGTTTTCTATCATCACCTAATAAACGGAAGTGTGCAATTTCCCAAGAGTTAAACTCCATATCTTTAGCTTTCCACTTGAATCTTAAACCTTTGTTTTCCGCAGGTTCTTCCACATTTTGTCTACTTGCTTGGGCTGGCATACCCCTTTCTAAACGTTCAATTTCAATATTTGGTAGTTGCATACAACCAACAACACCCTTATCTGGATCCAATTTTAAATACACAAAGTTGTCACCATACTTACATGTATTTCTTGTCCACATAGGTAAGTTTGTATTGAGGTCTAATACATTCAAAAATAAGTCTAATAAAATACCTTTGATACGTTTAGATTCTGAGTAAATTTGTAACATATACCCATTTTGGTCAACAGTTGTTGACTCCTCACCATAAATGTCCAATGCTGCAGATATTTCAGGTGTGTATTCCATAGATTCATAATCGTAAAATGACGCCAATCTTGTTGGTTCATAATATACTGCTTGAGTATATAAATTACTCTCAATCTTTGTCCATTGGTTTGCTAAATAGTAAGTTTGTTGAGCTTGAAGCAACTCCTTTTCATATTCATCTTTTGATTTAGTTCTTAAAAGTTCTTTTTTATCAAACTTATAAGTGGGGAAATCTTGATTCAACAAAGCATTAGGACCAAATGCTTGTGTTAATCTTTGCCATATTGTAAAATTATTTTGATTATTTTCCATAAAGAAATTTTAGAAACTTTTTAATACATCTAAATACTTAATTAGTATTTGAATTAGTGTTTTGTACATTATTATCTTTGAATGGTATCTTGTCAGGTGGTGTTATTTTTTTTGTTGCAATACCTTGTCCTGTTACATTTAATTTTGTACCATCAAATATTTTATTACTACTTTTTTTTCTATTAACGATACCCATATTTTTTTATTTTATAAATATTATCTTCTACCGAATAACCAAGAATACTTCATATAATCTTCCTTACTTATGTGTTGTTGATTATTTCTATTTATATTATCTTGAAAATGTGGCATAACTGGATTAAATTCTATTTGTTTTGAAACATTTTCATTATTACTAACAGACCAAGATTCCAACATTGCTTTAGTTTGTTCTGTAACTTTTTCTAAACTACTAAATGACGATTCAGCAACATATGTTGCCATCGCAATAGACATAATTAAGTCATCGTGTTGTCCTTTTTGGTGGTCAGGTCTACCATTAACATAAACAAATGTATTCATTTCATTGAATAACCTTGAACTATAAATTTTAAATTCGTGTCTCATTGCCTCCTCAAAAGATGCGATAATTTGTACACGTTTGTTGTTAAAATTTAATCCAGGGATTTTATCTAACGCTTTTGGGTCATACTTCCATTTATTAGCCAAATCAACACCATCAACGTATAAATTTTTGTATCCGATTTCTTGTAGTTTCCTTGATGTTGAAACACCCATCCCTCCAGTAATATCTATTACAATAAAACAATTATACATATTACCCCATTTGTAACATATTTCAGCCATTGTATCAGGGGGTAATTTTCCAACATATTCAGCAACTTGTTCTCTTTCATCAAAATCTATAATTTGAAATGAACTGAAGTCTTCACTATCCCCTCTACTTACATCAACACCCATAACATACTTGTGACCCATAATGGGTTCTTTCCAAATCCATAAAGAATTACCAATCATTTTATTTTGGGGTTCTCTAATGTAATTTTCTTTAACTTTTTGCATTAAAAGTGAATCAAATACATTATCACCTGAACCCAAAAAGTTACATTCTAATTCTTGAGATACTTTACGTTTGTCATATTTAAGTTTTTTTACCATACCCTCAAACCAAGATGAACAAGGTTTATAACCTGAGTCCATCATTAATTTTAGTTCATCGTAATTTCTTTCTTCAAATGGCATTGATTCCCAACTTATAATACTATCTTTTGGATATTCATCTTTGTTTAATAAGTAATGAATCGTATCTTGTGTTTTGATAAGATATAAATCCTTTGTGTATCTTGGGTCTCTAAACCAATACATTTCAGAGATTTTGAAATCATTCATACCTCTACTTGCTTGGTTATATATTTCGTAATAAATTGGGTCATAACCATTAGGTGTGGATACCACAATAACTTTACCCCCAGTAGATAGTGAGGCCATACAAGCAGCCCAAAAGTCCGAATCAGCATCAATGAACGCAGCTTCGTCAAATACAAGAATCGTTGGTGTAAACCCCCTTAATGCGTCTTTTGATGTTGCAACTGCTTTTACTTCACAACCATTGTTTGTTTTATAATGTTTTTGTGAGTTTTTATCTGATGAAAAATCAATACCAACCCAACTTGGCCATTGTCCAATAAACATCCTTATTTTGTTTGCCATCTCCATAGATGTATCTAACTTGTTCGCAATAATCAGAATCTTTTCAGGTTTTGTCTTTTTTGCAAAAGCAATTCTTTTGGAAATCCACGCTGCAGTAACTGTAGATACCCCAGCTTGTCTATATTTTAATGCTATATTTTCATTGTAATTTTCATAATCATCTAATAATGATATTTGGTCAGGAAATAATTCTAAGGGGACATATTTTGACACTGTATTATCATATGTCTCCAAATATGTCCTTAACGCGTAAGGTGTATCTTTCATACATCTTACATACTCAATCATTACTTGTTCTTTTGTTAAACTCATAAATTGTATTTTATATAAATATAAAAACCCCCACTTATTTCTAAATGGGGGTTTTGGTTATTTTTTAATCTTCGTCTTCATCATCTACATTAAAATCATCCATATCGTCATCCAACCAACTTAAATCATCTTCTTCTTCATCCTCTTCAGGTTCAATTCCTTTCTCAGATTTAATTAACTCATCATAATTTTGTTTCTCCATTTTTGGTGGATTTTTTTTGATTGTATCTACTATCATTTGTGAAAACTTCTCAAACTTATCCATAGCTGTTGGTTTACCACTTAAAACACCATCATACATAATTTCGTTGAATAGTTTTGGGTTATCGTTTGCTAATTTGTTGAATTGAGTTTGTATGGCACTATCCATCCAAGTTTCATAATCGTCAATTAATTCACCCCATAAAAATCTTAATTTAGAACTGATTTCTCTACCAGTAATCATATTTCTAATTTCGTGTTTGTGAATGTCAGTTACCTTAGTTAAAGTGTTATTAACATCTTTGTCTTTTGGTAAATATAAAAGAGAATTAAAGTATCTTCCTGCTTTATACAACTCGTGCATCATTAAAGGAAAATTAGGTGCCTCAACATTAATAATCCAACTACCTGGATTTCTTTGATCTGGAACTATGTCTGTATATGCGACTCTTCCTGATGCCCTCTG